TCTGTTCTGGTTCATAGTTAAGTGCATCATAAGATGGATACTCACCGTTTGGACATAAAATCCTTACTCCGTCTGGATCATCATTCACTAAATTACGATCAAGGGGTAAATTTTTTGCCCCTATTTTATTGTCTGGATGTGCTTCCACACAACCAGGTAACTCAACAATCGGAAAACCCAACTCTATAGTTATAGGTGGATCATTATTTGGAACAGCAGGAACTTGATACATCCAACTTCTTCCATCTAGTTGTGGAATAATTACTTCAGGTATATCAATTTTTTCGATTGGATCCATTCACTTCTTTCCTATAATCAAGTTGAGGTTTCTGCAATGTCATAACCCCACCAGTTGATGGTGGGAAACTCAACTCAATTTGTTCTTTTATAAAAGGTTTGAGTTCCTCAACAACTGCTTCAACAGTGGCGTTTCTTCTTTTTTCAGATCCATTCGTGACCTGATCAACCACAGCATTACCACCGACTACACATGCAGTTCCAACCGCACATACACCGACAGCAATCTTTTGTATATCCATTAGAAAGGCATAGGTGCTGGTAGTGGTGATGTCTCAGGTGATGATGGCACTGGTGATGATGGGGAAGGTAATCCTAATCCTGCTCCACCTAGTCCACCAATTCCAGCTGGTAATACTGATTCCATTACTTTGCTTTTGACGTTTTCGATAATTGCATCCTTACGAATATATACGTAACCAGCAATACCAACGACGGTGATAGATACAACACCACTTGCAATAGCGATTCCATTTACGATTTTCTGTAACATTTGTTTAACCTTCGTTTGATTTACCTAAAGACTCTTTCTCCCAAAAATCTTCTAGTGCACTATTTATAGAATCATCAGGTTCTGTTCTATTTTGTAGAACCTCATATTCTTTCATGTATTCTAGTGCCTCCCATATCTGTTCCATCTGCTCTTGTGGAATCGCTTCCGCAGGTGGAGTCACTGGTGCGGGTGCACACATTGTCAAAAAGAATATCGGTAGGATTAATAATTTATTCATGATAATACTTATTATAAGATATTTCTATATCATTCAAACCCTCAACTTCAGACGGAGTTTCTTTAATCTCAGGAGCAAATTGGTTTTTCTCTTCGTCTTCCCAAATTTTTTTAATTTCTTCTGCCTGAATATCAATATCTCTCATTGTATTTGCAACCTTAACATCAATCCATTTTTCTTTTAGCCATTCTATCATACCAAGAAGTAAATGTCTAGTAAATGGATTCTTTTGTTTCTTTGCCCACCTCTCTGCTTTTGCATACCAAGGATCCGTGCCCTCACCAAATTGTTTTTCGAAATTAAATTTAATCATATCTCAAATTTTAAGTATGTGCGTCCTAATCTATTTGTATCCTTGTAAAACCAAATATATAAAAAATTAAATTTAATCAAAACCACCTCCAAGGTAACATTGACATACCTAACATATTTAACACTGGCTCAAATGCTAATGCGATTAATGTAAACATTAAAACTTCTATAAAAAATTGTTTCCATAGAGGTTGTTTTAACTTCCACTCTTTAAATTTATTTGATTTTCTTGCACGATCATTTAATCCTGACTTTTCACCAATGAGTTCTGCCCACCAATTTGGGTCAACAATATTTCCTAATGATTTTAAAAGTCTAATCAATCTCGTTGTCTCCAGTCGTCTGACCTTTTGTTTTTAAACCAATCTGCTATGTCTCCCGCATCTGTGAAACCCCTCTTATGTCTCCTTGAATCAGGGTCTCCAATATTCAAGTATTTAAGAAAAGTTGTATCATCATCTCCTCGTAATCTTCGTGCTGAACTTAACATACCTCTTGCAGATGTGTTTGCTTTTGCTAGTTTTTCTGCCCATATCATATCATCCAATCCAACTTCTTGTCCTGCTGCAATTGATTTGCAGATGTCTACTAACCGTAGACGGTATGCTGTAGATAACATAAACTAATACTTGTGATTAGTATTATCTATGCGATCATTAACATTGCCTTTTGTAATTCTTTGGAATGCTGATATTCGTCTTCTGCGATCTCTGCTATCTTAGTATCTAAAGGGTGATATGCACTATATTTTACATAGGTCTCAAACGCATGTTTCTCAATTTTCATGTTGATATCATAAGCGTTAATAGGATCAATAAAATAGTAGCCAACCATGATCCAAAAATAAAGTAAAACAAGATGCTTGGCAAAGAACCTATCGATCCAATACTTATTTCCCTCCCTAAGTTCCATCTCTTCCAAATGTTCCGTTTCATTAAGTGCCTGATAGAAATGTTCCTTCATCAAATATATATGTTCCTCACCTCGTAATCCAAGACTCTCACGGAAATGAAGCACAGAAATAAAAGCAAAATAAGGTGCTCTAGCAATGACTTCGAGAACCCAAAACCTCTGTTCATGTCTACCTCTATAAAGAAAATCTAAGATGTAGATTGTGGTGTCTAACACCCATGTATTAAATTGTTTCATACTAATAAGGGATTTGACCATGCTAGTGGTATTAAGAACCAACCTGTTCCAATTATTACTCCGAAGGTAACACAGGCTGATGTAATTGGTAAGTTTTTCATTACTCCTCCTTTATACAGTATTCACAAGAAAGAGGACTTGCCTTCATATTAGGCAAATCCTCTCTTGCTTGTTTTATTGCGTTGTATGCGTCATCTGCGTATTCACAGATTTCGTAATGATTGTTTTGTAGGTCGTGATAACCTATGACGTAATGGGACATGATAGTTTCAACTCCAGTACACTAATATTTAGTATAACATACTAGGTATAATTACGCATTAATGTGTGGACACCCACACTTAAAGTATAAATGCTAACAAAAGTCCTATCAATACTCCCTCACCAAAGGATAACCAAAGCAATTTATAGTCTGTAAGGTTTAACCACTTTCTAACTTTACGAATTAATTTCTTATGCCACATTGCGAAGTCATCTAATATATTCACAATTTTTTGTAAAAAACTTTTTTTTCTTTTCTTAGGCATGATTACTTAAAACAAAATAAAAAATCATTGACAAGACTTTCTGCTCTCTCTTGTCCAAACTTACCTTTTAGATATCCTGATACAGGATCAAGTTTAGTCATATAAGTATCAAAGTCTTTATAAAAACTGGTATTATCACCAGTTGGTTTCTCTAATTCTATCATGTCTCTATACTTTGTCAAGTAAGTTGTGAACATCTCAAGGTGCTCATCAACCTCTGACATCTTACAATATTGTATATAAATGTTTTCTGAAAAGTGATTACCTGGCTCAAAGAAACGATAATCCCCTCTACCTTTAGGTAATCCCTCTACAGAGAACAAATAATTTTCTACAGGATGTTGGAAGTCAAAGACAATAATGACCTTCTTGTCGCTAAATCCCATAAGATCCATACCAAAACATGGAAGATTACTGCCTGTTTTAGGATAGATGATGTTGTTGTATATGCAAGATTTTTCATTCCAGATTTCTACCTCTCTACTCTTTATTATATATGGAGTAGTATATGTTTTAGCAGTTAAAAAAGTGTCCTTTCCCTGCCACTGTGCCCAGACACTTCCTACTCCATTGTGTAGTGGAAATGTTTTGTGTAGGACATCTTTGTAATTACTCCACAGATTCATTAACAATTTTTATTCAAGTCATTTGCCATATTACCACCAATCTCTGCACCCTGATTACCACCAAACATTGCTACCCAACCAGCAGCAACCCAACCAACAAAAGGGATAGTGGAAAGAGTAGGAGCAGCAGTAGCACCAACACTTGTCCCGACCAACCTGCCTGTACCTTCTGCGGATCCGATTGCTTTGATACAGGCTTCACTTTTTCGATAATCAGATATCTCCTTTGCTTGCTCATTGGTCAAACCTGGTGGTTGATCCATCCATGATCTAGGGTTAGAAACAGAACCACCTTGGTTGGTTTGACCATCCATTACATACTCTTCTGTAATTTTTGTTGTATTATTTCCTAGTCCTAAGAAGCCTGCCTTATCCTTAATGTCCTTTGTAATAAACATTGTCTTAGGATCATTTGCTTTATATGATATAGCATATCCCTCTTCTGATACACTTACTTTATATGATGTATAAGGTCCTACAGGTGGACTTATGATTGGAAGATTATCCTTTCGACTTATCATTCCAATCATACCGATGTGAGATAAACCAAAAACTCCACCGAGTCCAAGTGCAAACCACTTAGTCAAGTTAATATTTTTTTTTGGTTTTTTTGGTTTGGGATTGGTAATCTTTACCTCTGACCCAAACATCGCCTCTTCCATATCCATAATTCTAATTCCTATTTTTTAGGTGCAGCAGTCGGTACGATTGATACTGGTGCTTGCTCGATTCTAATTGTTTGTGCTGGTGCGGTTTCAGATGCTTTTGCGATTAGAAACTCCATATCTTTCTTCGATATGTTCGCATCACCACCACCTGCTCCTCCTTTCTTCTTACCTGCTGCTTGGACGCCAAATGTCGCTAAAGTTCCTGTGAAGACCGAAGCTATAAAAGTTGGATCGAGTTTTTGTTCTGGTATGTTAAATGCCGCTGGCAACTTAACATATGCCAAAGTCAATATTCCTGCAGACCATACAAGAACAGAAAGTCTTACGATTGTAGATAGAAATGCGAGTTGCTCTTCCTTATCATCCACACTCTCTTTAATTTTTGTCAAGAGATTTTTTGGTTTCTCCTCAACCTTTTGTTCTGGTTTCTTATCTACCATTTTGATCACTATAACGTAATCCTATTTAGCAAAATAAGTTTTGTAGTATTTTATGAGTCCAGAGGTGGTTTCGAACTTACTTGTCCACTCTTCTGCACACTCATAAATGGCACGATTGTCATCAAAATTGTTAAGTAAAATACTTAAAGTTTGCTGTCTTAGTTTCATTTGTTCATCATTAAGCATATTCACTTCCCTCACCTATGTAAGCTAGTGAACAGATATCAAGTTCCTCCGATTTTGGATCAAACCATTCCTCAAATTCATCATGAATCGAACAGGCATTTCCAACGGATTCTACATCATAGGTTTCGCACAATACTTGTATACGATGGAGAGCCCAGTCATGTGTTATTCTGAGTGTTTGCTCGAAAGTGTCCATAGTCTTTCCGCATGTAGCGTCCTAGAATGTTACTATTATAATATAAAGGTCTTCCATCGTCAAGAGACTCACTTAACACATTATTTAGAAACAACTGTTTTGTTTCCTCAAAATTAACAAGACCTTTTGTTTTATGTAAACTTAATATTTCTCTCTTAAAATTTAACTTACCGTATTCTTTTATATCTTCCTTTAGTTCTGGGCAACTACCGTAATATTTTTTCCAATCACTTTCGGACGTAACTCTTCTCTTCGACCCTGTTCTTGGTTTTCTTTTTTGCCAAAAATATTTTCTTCCTATGTATCTTCTTCCTGTTTGTTTACCAGTAATTAGATAAACAAACCCATAGTAATCACCGATTAGATCACTGTCAAAAATTTTATCATCATAAGTCCAAGGATTTTCATACTGACTCATACTTTTCTATAATAGCAACTAAAGTATCTAGCGGAATCCACGCAGGGTCTTCAGTTCCTATCTGCACCTCTACTTCAGTAAACTCTTTTTGATAGAATTTACTATAAGATTGACGAGAGTTTTTAACAATATTAAATGGATTTGTCAAGGTTTTCATCATCATTAAGTTTATTTATATCCTGATCGTAATTATCGGCGGCATCTTTGATAGAATCCTTGAATAATTCAATATCATCTTCGGGATTTAACCTATCTAGAAAGTCGTTATCAGGTGTAAAGATAACAGGACCTTCTTTGATTCTTTCCTTTAATTCATCAAGTAAATCTTTATCATTCATGGTAGCATGTGTTATAGTTTGAAACCACTAAATGTGTCCTTTTTCACATCTTGTTTGATTCCTCCCACTATATATGACTCTACCTCTGTCTCCTGTGGTGCTACTTGTAAACCCTTTGATGAGATCCAATGTTGTGTCCAAGGT